ATTACATCAGACGGCAGCTCCGATCAATAGGGGTAAACCTTAACGATCAGAGTATAAACCAAAAATTAGCCCGCAAGGGTTCAATCGATGGTTCACTTGCCACGGTAGACTTGTCTGCCGCTTCTGACTCAATCTCTCCCCAGCTTGTCCTCGACTTAGTCGGCCCACGTTGGTACGCGTTGCTTGATGATCTTCGATCACAAGAAGCGCTTCTGCCGGATGGCAGTTCTTACCAGTGGAGCTTATTTAGTACGATGGGCAACGGGTTTACGTTCGAGCTAGAAAGCTTACTGTTTTACGCAATAGCTAAAGCAGCGAGTGAGGATGCACTGTGCACCTCCAAACGCTCACCTGTAGTTTCCGTTTACGGAGATGATATCATTGTTGAAACAGAAGCATTTGCTTCCGTTCGCGATGCGTTAACGCATTGCGGCTTCACATTGAATCCGAACAAAACCTTCTTCGAAGGCCCGTTCCGTGAGTCATGTGGCGCTCATTACTACAATGGCATCAACGTTAAACCGTTTTATATACGGAAACCAATTGATAATCCCCAGCGTGTTATCTGGCTGCTTAATGCCTTACGGCAATGGGCAGCGGACGACGACGGCTGGTGTGATCCATCAATTTACAACTTATGGCTTGAGATACGTCGAGAGTGCTGCCCTCCAGAGTTTCTGGGAGGTAAGGACATCGACAGTATATCGCAAGTCTATAGCCCACATGGCGCACGTCATTCTTTTAAGCGTCGCATACTGCCACGCGAGATTGACGGTGTACCAGCGTTACTTCGGTGCTTTAACTTTAATTCAAGTTCGCGTGTTCAGTCTGAACCCGTGTACCGGAATTTATACGGTTATTTGCAACGAATGGGCTATATCGAAACATTTGAGCCATCAATTCAATCTGATTGCCCAATGGATCGCATATGCTGTATCGGTGATCGGGAAGTTACTGTGATAGTAGCTGAGCCCGAAGATTTCGTAGAGCGAGATTTCTATCGCTTTCCGGATGAAACAGTGACGAG